GCCGAACTCGATCGCCAAGTTCCATTGCTAACTCAGGCAAACCAGCCTGTGAAAACTCACTAGCCATCTGTGACAACACTGACGGGCTATTAAAGTCTTGTCCACGATACTTCTGCACAATCGACTGTGTTACCTGCGCCCTCTGCAATGCAGGATCTTGTGCTTGTGGGAACAGACCACGACCAAGTGCTTCAGCACCCATCATAGACAGTCCTCGTGCTTGCTCATACAATGGTGCCCATCCACCACCAACACGACTGGCTTCAGCAGCGGCTCTCTCTTGCATCGCTGCCTGCCTTGCCTGCATTATCTGCTCTGGGCTATAACCGAATAAAGGTTGCTGTGCCATGTTTATTCCTTATTAAAATACGCCGTAGCCGCTACTGGTGCCAGTATAGTATGGGTTTGCTGTTGTTGGTACAGTAGTACCAAACAATCCAGGCCTATTCAGTTGACCAAGAACATCTCTAAATGCGCCATATTGCAATCCCAATGCTGCTTGTTGACCACCTAGTTGTGTCTGTGCAGCACCTAAACCACCGCGCAACAGCGCTTCACCAGCCTGAGCGCCTGCTGTAGCGGCTCTACCACCAAGTTGAGCGCCAATATCCAAAGGCTGTTGACCAAGTTGCTCGATAGTGGAAGCAAGGCCGAGTTGCGACTGTAAAGGCCCAAGAGCAGCAGTCTGGTAAGAAGGAATCTGACCAAGCAAGCCCATACCAGTACCAAACAAACCAGTACCAAGGCCGATGTCTTCTGCCAGCCTTGCACGAGCGAGTTGCTCTGCTTGTTGTTGTGTTGACAATCCTTGCATACCCAATTGCGTACCAAATCCAATATCCTGTTGCAACTCTTGACGCGCACGCTCACGAGCCTGTGCAGCCAACTGAGCATTCTGCTCTTCCCTGGCCTGAGCCAAGGCAAACAACTCTGGCTGGCCTTGACCACTGATGTTCAGGCCTGCTCTACCACGCCCAAACACAGATGCGCCTAAGCGCTGTTCCTGTCGCTGGCGTGACGGATCTAATAGCGCCTGTGATTCTTGATAATAACTTTCAGCAGCAGCACGTGGATCATAAGCAGTTGGTGTTACCTGCCCTGCTAGGCCATACAAGCGCTGTGCCTGTGCCATAGCCTCTGGCGATGCCTGCCTAGATATGTCCGTAGGCAAGAATTGCTGACCGAGGCCAAATAAGCCTGTTGCTGCTTGCCTGACTGGGGCAACCTCAGCACCAGCACCTAGCGCAGTCTCTAGCGCCTGTGGAGTTACCCCTAATAGGCGCGACTGTAGCGCTGCTAACTCTGGTGATAGCGTGTAGCCGGCCTCTTTAAGGCGACCTGCTTCATCAAAACCAAACTGACTTTGACCAAAGCGAGTGGTGATGCCTACTGGTCTAAAACGTGCCTCTTCAGCGGCTATACGCGCTGCCGCTAATTGAGCATCAGCGGAAGTGCCAGCAGCTCTTTCAGCAGAACCTGCTGCGTCCAAACTTCCACCTAACGAAGCACCTGCAAGCGCACCAGCAGGGCCTCCTAAAAGGAAGCCACCAACACCACCTATAATTGAACCTATGCCAATACCCATTACAGTCTCCTAATATATTCTATGGATTATACCCAAGGTGGTGTCATGTCACCCTTAACAGGCGCTTTCTTAGTCAACAACTGAGCAGCAAGTTTATCCTTAAATATCTGCACCTTTGCCGCCCCTAGAGCCTCTTCTGTCCATGCCTGTACCTGCTCTTTTGTTACTTGCTCATACGGAGTAAAAGAGGCTGCGCTAGGCGCTGACAAGTTAATAGAACTTGGTAGATACACAGACACACCATCTTCTTCAGCAATCAAATTAAAGTATGCTGTAGACACTACATTAGTTAAACTGCCTTGATTATATGTAACACCAAGACTAGGAAACTCCCAACGATATTCAATAGCCATCTTAGTTACCTTTCAGCGTTGCTTTGACTTCATCAAGTTCAGCTTTGAGTTCTTGTATTGCTTTAGTCAACAGAGGAATAATGTTCTGGTATGCTACATTAAGATACTCTGGTCCTTGCTGAACAATACCATCTACATAGTTGGTATCCTTTAATACTTCCTTGAGTTCTTGTGCAATGAAGCCAGTCTGAATGCTTTGATCTTTAGAATAATCTTCTTTGTATTTAAATGTTACTGGACGCATTGCTGCTACTACATCAAGTCCAGAAGCAATACTTTGAATATCTTCTTTAAGTCTGGCGTCAGATCCATTAACATAAGCACCAGCACCCCAGACACCTGTACCACCTACTTGAAGGTTGTAAGCGCCTTGGTCAGAAGTGTTCATAACATATACTTCACCATCTGTACGAACAGTAATACGGTTTGTACCATTAGTGGCTAAAGACAATGTTGTAGAGTTGGTAGTACCTATCGCCATATTTGATGACGGCGCACCTGTAAACAATATCTGCCCTGCATTACTAGCACCAATCTGACATGATACTGAATTGCTTGTAGCAGAGTAATAAGCATCAGCGCCAGTGTTAAGAATGTGCATCCGAGATGTTGGGTTAGATAAGCCAATACCAACATTACCATCAGATTGTATACGAAGTTTCTCTACATCTTCAACCTGTAATGACAGAAAAGTAGAGCCACCGATAGTGGTAAAAGTAGATCCGCCTAGTGTTGAAGAAAACCTACCAGATTCAATAGTAGCTTCAACATCTGGTTCAGTGCGTAAGTTACACAAGAAATCTACATAACGAGTATTAGCACCTGTGTTGTCTACATGAATCATTTCATAACCACCAGCAGTAATACTTATTTCGTCTGCTGCTGGAAAATAAATACCAGTGTTAGGATCTGTAGACAGTGTAAAGATAGGTGCTGACACAGTACCAGCAGACGATGTAATAAATTTACCAGAAATAGTTAAGTCTGTGGCTGAGTCTATCTTAGTTGCTATAGCAGACGCAATAGCATTGAATTCTGTGTCAATCTCAGTACCCTTAACCAACTTTGCAGGGTTGCCAGTCAGCAAAGAATCTTTTACAGCAAAGTTAGTAGCTTTTACATAGTTCGCCACACTAATCTCCTTAGATTAATATCTTACCTTGTTTGATTCCAACGTCAATTCTCTGAACCGAGAAAGGATTACCATTAATGTCCGTCTCAATTCCTAATTGGATTATAACACCATTTCCAGAAACATTCAAGAAAAATTTCTCTATTTGTATACCGCCAGAGTATTCTGCTATGTTATATTCAGCAGTGTTGTATTCATATGAAGCACCACCAGCAAGTATTTTTGTTTCTGATCTATAGTTCTCAGCATAGTCAAAACCATACTTAACAGCTATCTGTGCGCCAGTACCACCAATAATGACAAAACCAATCTTCTTAAGTATCTTGATTAGGCTTGGTTGATCAAAGTCAAAGTGGTTGGTGTAATATTGTAAGCGATACGCTGATGAGTTATCAGAGTGTCCAAAGTATTTACCGATGTAACCAGGCTTTCCTATGTATAAGTCTTTGTTATCTGTAACAACGAACGACCTTGGCTCAATGTTGTTCCATATTGTTACTCTGTTAGAACCATCCTGTAATGGTGACCTAGTATCAAAACAATATACAATCTTAGATGTCGGTAACGCTAACAGATAGAAAGCATCCCTATTATAGTAGATGCCTTTGATGGCAGCGATGCTACCCTCTGATGCTACGTTAGTAATTAATTCATCACGGACATTCTTAGATATGTCTCTAAATGGTAGCGACTTCTCTTGAATCACTCGTGTAAGACTACGAACACCAGAGTCAGATAAGAAGATAAGATCAGTACCAGTAGACACTACAGAATCACGAGCAATACAACCAACATTAGGAATGTATTCAACCAGCGTCAACTGTGTGACATCGATAGGATTACCGTAGATAGCGATGTTGTTTCTACCAAACACAATTAAGAAGCCATTGTGTGCAGCAAGCGCCATAATCTTATCGTTATTAGGAAACACTGCATTCAATGACAGTGATCCGCTATCACCACCAGTAAAGTCAGAACCATCTAACAACCTGCTAAAGTATACTGTTTGCCTATCACCACTAATATCAGCAAGCCAGATACGCCCATAAGCGGCTAAGGCACAGTTAGGCTGGAATGTTGATGTAGTATAGCCTGTTGGTAATGTGCCAATGTCGCCTAGTTGCTGAAAGCCAAAAGTACCACTATCGTGTGAATGTGGATCACTACCACCAGATACAGGCAACTCATGATACACCAACACAGGATGTCCTGCTTGTGCAAGATACGCATGAGGCTCTGCTGCTGAACCATCACCATAAGGCAATGATGCTCCTTGCCAATGGTTAGCAGTGATGGTTACAGATACGTTAGCATTGTTAGCAGCATTGCGTATAGTAGCAGTGGTCATGGTTGTAGTGCCAGTAAACAACTTATTGTTACCAGCACTGAGCATTACATTGCCACCAGCCTTCACCATCTCAAACATAAACTCTACAGGATTGGCGCTACCTAAGTCAGTGTTGACAGCACTGTTGACAGGTGTCCATCCACGCCTAGCACCAATCCTGCCGTACTTATCTATGATACAGTTATTAGCAGTAAGAGCAAACCCACTAGATAACTGTACGCTACTGTCTTGGGTGTTTAATCCAAGAAAGCCAGGAGCAGCGATACTAGCAGTCTGTATTGGTTTCATTAGATAGCGTTCCAGGTGATTTCATCAGGATAGCGATTAGCCTCAGCAGCGATGTGATCTGACAATGATTGCAGATAAAGCTGATATGCCTCGTTACTGGTAACGCCAGAGTCCTCTCCACGCTCTAGGAGCGCCTTAGAATAGGCTAGGAATATCACAGGCTCAGATGGTATTACAATAGCATCAGAAGACGCTGTAAGACCATCGGTTGGTTTTATGACGTTAAAATAAATATTGTATACTTGATCTGGAATAGGATACAAATCTACTTGAGTATCACCATTAGAATCTACGCCGTTAAAGTTATAACGATCTGGCGGCCCTGTCTTTACTGTTCCTTGATTAAAAAACAACTCATTCATCTTGTTTGTTGTTTCTAAATTTAAGAATGAATCGCTTTCTTGGTTAATAACATCTATAACACGGAAGCGCTGACCAATACCAGTAAGAACATAGTTAAATACTTGGTTAGCAGTAACCACAGTAATTGTCTCTGATAAAGCATTCCAGTTATAAGCATCTTCTACTTGACGTAACGCATCATTAACAAACTTGCCTATAAGTTTGCTATAGCGTGTGTCAGTCACAGCAGTAACTTCATCTTCACGAAGACGAACTAATACATCATTGACTGCTTGTAGATATGTTTTAGTAGCCATTTGTTATTTCCATTTCTACATAGTTATTCATTACTGACCACAATCCCATTTTTTAAGTGCTAAAGCCTTCCTTGTTGGCCTGCCTTTAGAGTCTTTCATAGGCCCAGGAACACCACTCATACGCGCACAGAAAGACTTCCTTCGTTTAGCTGCTGTAGGGGACTTTGATGCCTCTTTAGCAGACACTGGAGGCTTTAGATTAGCGCCTTCAGTACGCTTAAAGTGTTCCCTGCCTTTAGCGTTTAAACCACCTTCAGGGTTCTGATACGCCTTCTTAACCATTATGTT